ATAAACCTAAAAAGATTAGGTAGTGTTAAATATATTTCGTATGTTTGCACCATAATTAAAAACAAATAAAACTATGAGAGGAATAAATTCAAAAGGAGAAGTATCATATCTAAAGCCTACACCATTAACTGATGCAGAATATAAGGCTATGGTATTAGAACATAAACAAGAAAGAGAAGATAGATTACTTCTATTAGATAACAGAATCGTAGAGGCTAAATTATACTACTATAAAGGTGTAAGACCAGCTAATACTAAAACTCAAGAGTCTTATGTATGTAAGTCAGGAGGTCGACCGATATATACTGCAGACTTAGATTTAGATGGATATGCTAGAGCTGTAGTAATAGGTACAGAAAGACAGAGAGTAGCTGATGATACGTTTGTAAAAGTAACTGGTATTTACTCATTAAATTTAACTGAGAGAATGCTTAAAGCTTATGAAGAAAATAACAATAATTTAATAATCCAAAAACAATACTAAAATGAATAGAGAAAAATTAGCAGAAATGTATAAAAAATACAGTCTTACAAAAGATGATGTATTTAAACACCAACATTATATTATCATAACTAGAGCTGGTATAGAGAAAGTACAAGCATTAGAAAACATTGATATTAAATATGATGTAGTAACATGTACTCCTAACTTCGCTGGTATAAAAGCTTATGCTAGTAAAGATGGTAAGACTATAGAAACTTTCGGTAGTGCTACTAAAGGAGTAACTTATAAAGATGGTAATACTAACAGTTGGTATGTATTAGAAATGGCTGAAAAAAGAGCTATGTCTAGAGCTACATTAAAATTAACTGGAATGTATAAACTAGGATTTATGGGGCAAGACGAAAGTGAAGACTTTAAGAGAGTAAACTAAATAAATAAATTAAATTAATAATAACTAAAAACAAATAATAACTATGGAAATTACAGGAACAATAACAAAAAAACTAGACATTCAATCAGGAGTATCTAAAGCTGGTAAGGAATGGAGAAAGCAGGAGATAGTAGTCGATATGAATAAAGACTTTAATTCTGAATGCTGTATCTCTTTCTTTGGTGATGATAAATTAGCAATGATATCAGGATTTGAAATAGGTAACGATGTAACAGTAGGAGTTAATGTATCATCTAAAGCATGGAAAGATAGATATTTTCATTCTATTGATGGATGGAGAATAGACTTAGTAGCTCAGTCTAAACCTTCAGGAGCATTAGAAACTCAAGAGGATACATCTGGTGACTTACCATTCTAAATATAAATTGGGGAGAGCTTAAAAACTTTCCCCTTTTTTTTTACTAAAAAGTTTGGTAGTTTAAATAATAGTTATATATTTGCATCATAATTAATAACTACTACAATGACAAAAATAAAAGATATCAGTTTAACACAAGTAATATTCACAATATATACAGATGGTATAATGTTTTACATAGCAGACGAAGATGGAGTATTAATAGCAGAAGAGGAAACACTAGAAGAAATAATTAACTTAACAAAAAATTTATAATATGAAGACATACATACATGCATTAAAAGAACTAAAAACAGCTCCATTTAAATTATATGCAGCTATATATAATACTGTTAATCATACTGAAGATGATTTTGATATGACTAATAAAGACATAGCTGATAAGTATGAAGGATTAAGTGAGTCAACTGTAGAGAGATGTATTCCTATATTAGTAGCTGAGGGTTATATAACTCTGTCACATGGTAAAAAGATAAATCTTAATGGTCAAATTACTATATTAAATGATGGAGCATATAGAACTATTAAACCTACAGATGTAATTAAACCAACTAAGAATGCTAAAAATAAAACAGATAAGAATAGTAAATCAAAAGAAACGTTTGAAATATTCTGGAAAAATAGAGTTAAAAATAAGATAGGTAAAGAAGCAGCTTTAAAAGCATGGATTAGATTATCAATAGAAGAGCAAAGATTAGCTTATAAAATGATAGGATATTACTATAAGACTGTAGAAGATTCTAGATACTTCTCTCATACTTCAACATGGTTAAATGGTAAAAGATTCAATGATGAGAACATAACTCCTAGTCATGAAGCTCCTGCAGGTAATAGATTTAACGAGCATATAGAGCAAACAACTGAAGAGAGAGAAGCGAAGAAAGCTATTGCAATGGAAAAGATGAGAGAGATACTTAAAAAAAGAAAGGAAAATAATTAGGATATATAAAATAATTGTTGTATGTTTGCAACATAATTAAACAAATAAAAAATGAGAGAAACAAGAATGTTACCAAATGAATTAACGCTAGAGAATAATGTATTAGCTTATATAATGAATAATGTAGATGGATTATTTATAGCACAAAGAGAGAATATTATAGCTGATGATTTTTATGATTCAACTAATGTAATGATATTTAATGAAATGATTAAGCTATCAGAAGATAATATCAATCCTTCTATGCAGGTATTAAGCACAAGAGTTAAATCAGTAGAGCCTACTGCTATAATGAATATAGCTATAGAAGGTACATTGATGTATGAGAATGACTTTTGTGATTATATTAAATTACTTAAGGAGTATAATATGAAGAGACAAATGATATATACTACAAGAGATATAGAATCATTATATAATAAAGGTGTAGATGTATTTGATGTAGTTAGTAAAGTATCTAGTACTATTGAAAACATAGGAAAGATATCTACTTCAGATGGTGTAGATGGTACGTCAATGTTAAAGAAAGCTATGGATTTAGTACAGTATAAAAAAGACAATCCTAATATTAAATCAGGAGTTACTACAGGATTTAGATACTTAGATAATATTATAGGAGGATTTAATCCTGAAGAGCTGATAGTAATAGGTGCGAGAACTGGAATGGGTAAAACTACCTTAGCATTAAATCTATGTGTTAACGCTATGAAGAAAGGCCATAAAGCAATGTTCGTATCATTAGAGATGTCTACTACAGCTTTAACTTATAAGATGGCTAGTGATATGACTGAGATAGAATATAAAGAATTTGATGAAGGTACACTATCAGATGACCAGATGACTATGGTAAATGAGGTTACGTCTTCAGTATTTAAAAATCTATTCACTTCAGATTCTACTGGATTAACTTTAGAGAAAGTAAAGTCATTAGCTAGACAAAGAAGTAAGACAGAAGGTTTAGATGCATTGTATGTAGATTACTTACAGATAATGAATGTATCTGATTCTAATGTTAATAAGAGAGCTGAACATGAAAAGTTAGGACATATATCTAGAGAGCTAAAGAATCTAGCAGCTGAATTAAAAATACCAGTAATCGCATTAGCTCAGTTATCTAGAGGATTAGAGAAGTCAGATAATAAAAGACCTATGATGTCAGACTTAAGAGGTTCAGGAGCTATAGAACAAGATGCTAATAAGATTCTATTTATACATAGAGATGGATACTATAATGATTCTACTGGTAATGCATGTGAGATTATAGTAGCTAAAAATAGAAGTGGAGGTCTAGGTACTGTACCAGTAACATTCAATGGAGCTACATCTTCATTCAGACAAGAAGTAAAAGAATCTAAACCAGTAGTATTTAATAATAATGAGAAGACTAATAGATATTCACAGCAACAAGAACTATCTGATTTTGATACTAATGCTGATGTACAAAGAATTACTAACCAAACAATGATATAATTATGGCTAAGAAATTAAAACCAATAACTAAATTAAAAAAAGAACTTGATGCAATATTCTCTACCTTTGTTCGTTTAAGAGATTGTACTTTAAATGGTGAAGCAACTTGTGTAACTTGTGGAGCTGTTAATCATTATAAGAAGATGCAGAATGGTCACTTTATGTCTAGACGTCATATGAGTACAAGATTCGAAGTTATGAATACAGCTGTACAGTGTATGGGGTGCAATATGTATAATCAAGGAATGCAGTATGAGATGTCTAAATACTTAGATAAAAAGTATGGAGCTGGTACAGCTGAAGAGATGCAGTTTAAATCAAGACAGCTAGGTAAAATAGGTAGACATGACTATGAATTTTATATAGCATTATATAAAGGATTAGTCAAGAACTTAAAAGAAGAGAAAGGATTAAATTAATATTAACTAAAAACAATTAAACAAAATGAATAAAATTATATATGCAGATGAAGTACATGAATTAGTAATAGGAGAATATATTGATACTATTAATACATTAATGAAAGATACATTAGATGAAGATAAGTTTAATAACTTTGCTGACCAATTAGATAGAGTAATAGATTATCATAATGGAGTAGAGAAATTAGATTACTATTCATGGTTAATGGTTCTACCTTTACACATATCTCTATTAGCTTCAGGAGTTATGATAGGAATAGAAAATGATGATAACAGAGCTGACTTAAGAGCTATCTATATGATACTAGATACATGTGTTAATGATGTAGTAGAAGCATTAAATCAAATAACTAGAGTTTATGAATAGAAATACAATTAATAACAAAGTATCTTTATATCTAAATGATTTTAAAGCTACAGCAATCTCAGCTAATAATGAACCTTATGAAGCTGATGAGATAGTTATGATGTGTTTAGAGAGATTCTTAAGACTAGACGATGATAAAGTATTAGACATGGTAGATAGAGGAGGTATCAAATCATGTAGAGATTACATAGCTAAATCTATATTAAGAAGTAAGTCTAGTGATACATCTGATTATCATTACAGTATTAATAAGAATAATGAGGATAAGATAACTGACATGGATGATAAGGATTTAGAAAACATTCCTAATAGTCTAAGTGAATCACCTGAATTAGATATATTAGATACTGTATTAGATAACGATATATACTGGTACAATGCTATATTATATAGAATGAGTAAGCTAGAAGGAATGACTTATGATGAGATATCTAAGAAAACTACAATAGCTAGAAACTCTATAGTAGATACTGTATTAGATACACATGCTGAGGTATTAGAATATGTAGAGAGAAGAAAGCTATCACAGGAGAAATTAGATGACTATGGTATACTAACAGAGCAAGAGTATAAGAACAAGCACAGAAGCTATGATACGCCATCTCTAAGCTACTTTAATCTATTACAGGTACTAACTACTTATAAAGGTTCTAAGACTGAAGCTGCAGCTTATTTCAAATTACCTGTAAAAGATATATCTAAAGCATGTAAGGAATGGAATATAGATATAACAAGTCTATCACATATAACTAAAGATATGTTAGAAGAATCTATATTTAATTCATATGGTAATATAGCAGAAGCAGCTAAAGTATTAAAAGTAAAGAGAGCATCAATGAGATATCTAACAGTTAAACATGATATATCAAATGAATGGATTATTAACCAAAGAACAAATAAATAATATGAATACATTTTTCGCAACAAAAGAAGTAAAAGAAGAAAGACTAGCTATATGTAATGAATGTCCATTACTATATAAACCAACGATGACATGTAGAAGGTGTATGTGTTTCATGAATATCAAGAGTTCAATCTCTTCGATGTCATGTCCAGATAAAAAATGGTTAGCTACAAATAAATCATTAGAAGCTGGAGTTATTCCTAAAGACTTAGAACTCAAAGCTTTAGAAATATGGGAGTTAATTAAAACTAAGAAAGCTCCTAATCATAAAGTAAAAAAAGAAATGATTGAACTTTATAATACTATATACAATGCAAACTATCAAACTAATACTAATTGTTCATCATGTTTACAAGCATGTTATAATGGTATTAAGAAGATAAAAGAAAGTTTTGACTAATATGTTTGGTTATATCAAATATATTCCGTATGTTTGCATCATAAATTAATTACTAACTTAAATAAAAACAATAATATGAAAACAATAGAAGACAAAGCGACTAGAATTATACTACTACTAACTACTGTAGTATTTATATTACTAGCAACTACTGAAAGAGCTAATGCTCAATTCGGTTTAAACGGTACACCATTCGATGTACAATATAATAATCAGTTCGATGATAGTTTAGATTTCCTTAATGTAGGATATACTTTATTCGAAGTAGATACAGTAACTCCTTATGGTGCATTTGTATCTAGTTACATGGGAGCTATCAATTCATTCACAGCATCTAATGGATTCGCTATGATTGACTTTGATGCACAGCCAGACCTAAACTATGTACAGTACGGAGAACTAGCTCTATT